GCTCTCACCATTTGTAGTGGAACATATGGGCAATAGAAAGTACCAGCATCATAAGGTGAAGTACCTTTATATCCAACAACATAGTATTGACTTGCAGCTACATTGGCAGCATATGGGTCAACATATACTCTGTAACGACCATTCATTACACCAGCGAAAGTGTTTTGAGTGTCATCTACTTGTAAGTTGTTGTTTAATGCAGGAGTGTAATCTAAAATACCAGCCATTTGTAATGCAGAAGCAACATCAGCAGAACATAAGATAATGTTACCTTTGCCTCTTCTTGTTTTTTGACCGATAGCGTTAGCATCTCTTTCTATTTGGAACATTAAACCTTTGAATTTTTCAACAGACCATCTACCGTTAGAATCTGTGTCTAAATCAAAAGTACCAGCAGTAGTAGTGTTTACAGCAGCACCTTCAACAGCAGTTCTGTAAATTCTTCTTACTACTTCTCTGTTGATTTCAGCAAGAATCTCAGCAGATAGAATGTTAGCTAATTCTGTTTCAGCATCAAGACCGTGAATTGCTTTTAAGTCTTGAGCAAGTTCCATTGTGTATTCAGCTTTTAGAGCTCTTGATTTCGCAGTAACAGTTGATTTCTCGATTGAGAAAGCCATTTGAGCGAAATTGTTTTGAGAACTATCACCTAATGCTTCAGCCTGTGCAGTAGTCATACCTTGTGAAAAAGTATAAGTACCTTCTGGTGAATCATTTAACACACTTGGGTTAGTACCTTGTTGTGCAGATGTTAGTCCAGATGATGCGTTATCAGCAGAATGTTCTGCATCAGCTTCATCTACTAATGCTTCAGCACCAGACTGGTCATCGAATCTTGAACGCATTGCGAAGATTAAACCAGTTGGGCCTGTCATTGGTTGCACACCACAAATGTCATATGCAATCAAGTTTGGCATAGCTCTTCTAACTAATGAAATTAAAATTGGGTCCCAGTTAGCTAATGGGTTTGCACCCGCAGCTGTAGCATTTACTGGAGTTCCCTCTGTCAAGAAAGCAGCATCTTCTTTAAGTGCCTTTTCTTGGTTCTCTAATATAACAGTGGTTACGGCTCTCTTATACGCATCGTTGATTTTTGGCAAATCAGGATGGTCTAATACGGGCTGCCACTTTTCTTGTAAATGTTGTGTTTGAAACATTTTGTTTCTCCTTATATCTACTTTTATTTATATAATTTACTTATTTACTGCCCTTTTATGGGTTTTTTGAATCGCAGCCGTGTATGCCGCCATTGCATCAGAAGAATCAATTTCGTTTTCTGTATTTGTTTCTTCAGACAAAACCTGTTCTTTCTTCTCTTCAGAAGGGAAGTAAGAATTTTTTAATGTAGCTAGTTTATCTTTGAAAGAAGCTTCATCAGCAAATTCAACATCTTCAGTTAAAGATTTAAATTTTTCTTTTTCTGTTTCAGCTAAACCTTTTGATACTTCAGTAATCATAGATTCTCTGACTAGTTCACCGATTCTATTGGATTTAGTTTTAGTATTTTCCATTAGGTCGTTAACTTTTTTCTTTAATTCATCAATCTCTAAAGATTGTGCTTCAAGAATATCGTATTTTTCATCAGGAACATCAATGTAATGGTCTTCAAAAAGATTTTTTAAACCTGTGATAAAGTCTTCAGCAATTTCGCCTTTTAGACCTCTTTCAATCGCAAGTTGATTTTCTTTTTTCCACTCTTCAGTTACATAGTTTAGATAAGAGTCAACTTTGTCAACCATATCTTCTTTTGCTTCTTGAAGTGATTTTTCGTGGTCTTCTTGAAGAGTATCTTCAATCTGTTTGATTTTAGATGATACTGCAGCTTCAAAAATTGTAGAAGCTTTTGATTTGAAGTCTTCAGAAAAGTTTTCACCTTCTACTAAAGCGTCAACATCTTTTTTGACATCAACTTTATAGTATTCTTTTTTAACTTTTTCTTCTACTTCATCATCATCTTCTTTTTTACTATCATGAGCTACTTCACCATAGTTACTTTTCATCATAGTTTCCATGGCTTTGTACATTGCTACTAATTTTTCTTTTTTCATTCCGTTACCATGCTTCATCATTTCTTTCATTTTATCGATTTCAGCATGTAACTTTTCTTTAGTCATGTCTTCAGGCTTTTCTTCCATGTCTTCTTCTTTACCATGGTGACCCATGTTTAGAACTTTCATGTCTTCAGCCATAACTTTTCTTTCGATACCGTGTTTGAATTGTACATCGTACCACTCAACAAATCCGTTATCATCAGGAATAGCATGTGATTTTAAAATTGGTTTACCTTTTCCAAAAACTGGATGTTCTACAACAGTAGCACAATCATGGTCTTTAGAATGGCATAATTTTCTGATTTCGTCATCAGAGTAACCTTCAGCTTTTATTTTGTCGGCTTTCTCTGGAGCAACTGCACCTTTAGTAGGAGCGGTTGAATCTTTCTTGACTTTTTTAGCTGCATCAGGCTTACCAGCCATATTTGCATCTTTTTCAGGTGTAGGACCAGGAACTTCTTCAGGCTTTTCGCCATCTTTCATTTTGGGCATAGGGTCTGCTTTACCAGAACCTTTAGTAGGAGCATCGTGAGCTGCTTCTTCTAATTCTGCCGTTACTTCCTTTTCCAACTCCTCAATAGTTTGGTCTAAATCGGCCATTGGCTTTCTCCTTATTATTCATATATTTATTTATAGTTTTATAACTTTTTAAGAAACTTTGCAAACGCTAAAGATTGTATACCTGGTATTTTTTTACGCACACCAGTTTCGATATCGTTTACTATCTCTTGAAGTTCAACTTCTTTTAGAAGTCCGTTATCCCAAATCCACTCTTTACCTTCCATAATACCTTGAACAAAGGCATTTGGTGCAGATGGGTCAGCGACTATATCTGCCGCAGCTGCCAACATAAAATCTGGTTTTACATAATTGGCACCATTCTTTTGTTCTAGACTACCCATACCTCTAGATGATACTCCAAGTTTACCACCTTCGTCCATAATGTTTTTAACTATTTTACCCATAGGTGTGTCCATAATCTTGGCTTCACCTATAAAGTCTTTACCATCTTGTTTTAAAGAAGTAACCATGTGTGATACTCTATCTAGATTAACAGTTGGTCCTTCTGGGTGTCCTAGTTCGCCATATGCTCTATTTTCATCAACGAACTTCTCATTATATCTTTGGATTTCTTTTTGTAAAACTTCAACAGGATAAACTCTACCATTACGGTTCTTGATACCACCTTGCATAAAGACACCTTTAATCTTGTAGTTTCTTTTACCGTTATCGTCTTCTTCTTTTAAAAATTTTACATTTTCTAATGATTCAGATATGAGTTTCATAAATCTTCCTTATGTTATATTATTATAACCAGAAACTTTTCTTAATTTCATTATTACATAACCAACACAAGCACCATCGTTTTCCATGTGTATATCACCAGATATACCACTTCCAGCATTGTTAGTAATTGGTGGTAATTGTTGACTACCAATGTTAAAATTACCATTACCATTTAATGTAAGTGCAGTTGTGTTAGATGTTGCGTGAAATTCTATTTCAGTAGTTGAACTTACACTCCAGTTACAAGATACAATCGCAAGTCTAGGATTTGTTGAGGCTCCAGCAAGTCCCGATGCATCTACAACTTCAAGAGCAGTTGCATTTGTTCCAGTAATAAGAACAAGAACTACTGTTTCAAAATCTGTATCTTTTAGATTTCTTACTGTATAAGCCATATTACTTTCCTATTGTTAACATCTCTCGCTCAAAATATTTCATTACATCATTTTTTTGAACTTTGAATTTTTTTGAGGCTAATTCTATTGTTTTCTCAAAACTATTTATAAAATCTGAAGGCTTGGAGTCCATAATATTGAAAATGTAATCAATAGCATTCTTCATTTTAGGTGTTAACCTTTTATATTCTTTTGATTTCTTATGTTCATCTTTCTCAATTAAAGTTGAATATAAATTATCAAACCTCTTCATCGTTTGCCTCTGTATCAGATATATGTTGTGTAACCATATCTTTAGAAATAATTTTTCTTTCATTCTCTAAAGAATCACCAACTTTGTCTGACATTACACTTTTAAAATCAGCTTCGGCACCTAAATTATCACCTTTAGTGATATTATCAATTAAATTATTTATTTTTTCTTGACTCATTATCTTCTCCTAATTTATGGTCCATAAGGCCGTTGTCATCTTCACCACCACCTTCTTGGTCAATTTCAGTATCCATAGATTCTATTTCTTCATCAGTAAATTTAAGAACATTTTTCTTAACCCATTCTTTTGAGAAATAAGTACCTACATAACTTTCGACCTGTCCTAACATTTCAAGTCTTTCTCTCATCAACTCTGCATTTTTAAGTTCAGTAAAGTTATTATCTTGTAGAAAGTCATATTGAATATGTTCTTTCATATTTTTCCATTCTTCGTCTGCTATCACACCTTTTAATACTAATTGTGTTCTTAACATATCTGTAAACAATACAGAAAACTTTTTTCTTAATCTAGCAACAAACTTTGTAAATTTAAGTTCATCTCTAGTGATTTCAGTAGAACGACCTAATGAGAATTGTGATTCTGCTTCTAATCTAGAAATAGGTACATTAAGTGAACGATATAGTTTTCTTTGAAAATATGTTATATCATCAATTTCGCCAAGATTTTGTCCACCTGGTAATGTAGTAATTTCTGTTCCTCTACCACCTTCTCTTCTTGGTAACCAAAAATCTTCTAACATACTCATTTGATTTCTATCGTCACGAAT